AAACTTTTATCACTAGACATATCATTGACCATATCAAGTATGTCATTTACGTCACATATTATTTCTGGGATGAACCCAGTTTTAAATGATTCAGACATTATAGCTATAACCTTTCTTTCTCAGTCCAGATGCTTCGTACCTACACTCTTCACAAACGGGAGCGCCATCGTGGGGAGGCTCCTCCTGTTTAAAAACTTCATTACAGTTGGTGCATTCGTATTCGTACTCACCCATGGTGGTTGTCTCCTAGCAGGTAGTTAATTGCCTCCCTTTGTGCTTTCCGGTTGTAAAGGGTCTTCACCCTCTCCACATGGTGTCCCTTTTTTCTAAGAGGGAGCTTGTCCCTTTCCTTCCTTTTTCGTTTTTTCATATGTTTTTCTTTCTTCTTTAATTGTAATTGTTCTAGATTGTCTGTGTCTGTGTATGTGTCTACTAGCATCTTTTAAGGCTCCTTGCTTACAAAGTTTGTTGAACCCGCACCATGAACAATAATAGCAATTGATTTAGCTTTAACACTAGTCCCACCGCAAAGCTTGCAAGCTTGGCACGTTGTTTTATAGCCTGCTTCCTTACTTGCAGGACAAAGAATTTCATTAGCATTTAAATCTAAATTGTTAGTTACTCTAAAGGTTCTATATCCTTTTGCCCAAGCTTTGATTGCATCCGCTTTGCTATCCGCTGAAACCATATATAAATTAGGGTTAAAGCTTGTATTAGAGTTTTGCCCTTGATGTGAATAAGCGGTATGGGCTTTTGATTTGCTTACTAGTGATTCATTGACATAAGCAGGAACGGCCGAACCGTCACCGTATGTGCCAATACGGACAAGCTTATCCCTGCCAATTTCCGCTATTGCTTCGTGTCCGCTAACTTTAGGATAAGCCCCTTTTAAATATTGTTTATAAACAATTAAAACGCCTTGGCCTAAGTTAACATAACAAGACCTATTTTTTGCGGTCTTCTTTGTTGGGTCATTGTGTGGCGTTCCTTTATGTGGGCAATCACCGCAAATTGAAACATCCGCCCCGCTCTTGTTAGCTTCAAGCGGGTTTATGTCTTGAAGAAATATATAAGTTTGAATCATGTCACCTGTTTTAACATTTCTAGATGATAATATTGCAATTTCTACAATTGCCATCCCGTCTATCAAACTTGGCCCTTCGTAGATAACATAACCTTTGGGTATGGTTTTCATTTTATTGCGCCTTACTGGCTTTGGTGTAGTCTTATTATTTATATAGGTATCCGTAAAGAGAAAACAAGGGTAATTTGAAATAAAATTATATTTATTACAAACAAGACCTAATCTATTGATTAAAAAGATACTTCTTTGTTATCCCTTCCAGTGTCCCTTAGCCAGTCAATAAATTTATGTTGTGTTTAACTAAACCAAACTAACCTAAACTAAAACCATCTACATCTACGTCTACGTCTACGTCTACGTCTACGTCTACGTCTACGTCTACGTCTACGTCTACGCCCCGTTACTGGTATAGGTCTAAGAGCCAAACACAATCGGCGGCACTCTTGCGAATGCCGCCTGTTGTGGTCACCACGCCCCGAGTAATTCCAGCGCAACGCGGTCGCGGTCAGCCCCCTCAATGCCAGCTTCTGTCCATTCCAAATCACGCGCGGCGGGACGCAAGTCCAATGCGTCGTTAATGGCGTCATAAATTGCGCGTTGGCGATCATTGAAAAACATGATATGGCCAAACCCTAATTTGTACGGGTTCGCGTGTCCCATAAGCGCTTGCCAAGCTGCCGCAGCATCCGTCCCGCCTGGTGGGCATTTTGCTTTTAATATGCCTTTGTTTTTGCCGCGTGATACTAGCGCCGCGTCAATTGCGTCAATACAGATGTTCTTCAATTGTTTGCTGTCCATTTTAAGCTTCCAATGCAATGAAAATTAGAAAGATAGTGCCGAGCGCGGTTGCGAATGCGACTGTCTCGCCCATGATGATTAGGAAGTCGTGCATTTACTCGACTCCCATTTCGTAAAGGGCGCGGAGAATTCGCGAATGCAATTCGCCAAACGCTATCGTTGTCGCAATGCTATTATATGTGGCGTCTTTGCCAGGTCCGCCAATGTCTTCAAGAAATGCCTCCCCGTTTTCTGTATCGCAATTTTGGCAAATGGCATGCGCTTTATAATAGTAAATTACGTGTTCGGAGCCGTCGGCGTGTTCATGCGCCATGTCGCAAGCTTCACCGCCGTGGATGACTGCTGCAACGTCAAGCAAATTTTCGCGCAACGCTTTCCCCGCTATTTTGTCAACAATGTCGCGTGCCGCAGATTCGGCGTATTGATTTAATTGGCAGTCATTCTTTATTATGTCGTTAGTCATCTTGAAAACTCCTTTCTTTTCGTTGTGACTAGCGTCGGGCATGGTCTGGTTTTAAAACTCCAATGTGTTGCCTATAATAGGAATATGGGGTTTAAAAATAGATTATCAAGGCCATTGCCTAATTATTTTTACTGGCTTTTAGCCGATCGGCTGGCTTTCTTTTTAACTACTAATTGAGAATGATTTGCAATCGCAGCCCTGCGGGGCTTAAAGTGTGCTCGCTAGCCGCTCGCCTGGTATATTCAGTGCAGCCACCCATGGGGTACCCCGTTCTGGATGTAGCACTCTTTATATATATTGGCACCCCCATAAGCGGAGCAAATTTTATAAAATTGGAAAACTAAAACCAAAGACGGGGGTATTTTAAAAGAATAAGAAAAAAACTAGCACTTGTCCTACACCTAATAACACATAATACTTTCTTTTTCTTTTTTCATTATAGGGACACATAATAACACATAAGAGTATTATAAGAGTTCTCTTAAAGGCATGGGCCAAGGGTATCATAAGAACAAAGACCTTGCAAGAGCAATTTTTATGATTTATAATAAAAATTATCTTTTCTTGTCTCTCTTAGAAAGGGGTCCCCTGTGGAAAATAAAACTACTCCTCCTCTGGAAGGAGCTGAACTCAGGCCCAATGCCAGGTCAGAGCACTATAATCTCACCAAGAAGCAAACCAGGTTTGCAGAACTATACATAGAAACCAATGATCCTATTCACTCCCTGGTGGAAGCAGGGTATGCCCCTGTTAAGACCAAGGACGGGAGGGTGGACCGTACCCGTACAGCCCGTAGAGCCAGTTCCTATCTTTCCAATCCCAAGCTCAGAGCCTACATAGAAATACTCAGAGAAGACGTGGTGGAGAAAGTCTCCTGGAATGCACAGAAGGTCCTGGACAAAATGTTCCAGACCTATATGAGAGCCACAGAAGCAGAGGACTATACCAATGCCAACCGCTCACTGGAGAACATGGGCAAGCACCTGGGCATGTTCATTGACAAGAAGGAGATCAAGCAGAACACCACCTTCCAGGGAATAGATGAAACCTTTACCCCGGATGTAGAGGAGGACATCAAAAGGCTGGCCAATATTTCAGGGTACTCTGTTATCAAAGGAGGCAAGGAATAGTGAGCAGCGCCCAGGAAGCAGTAGTCTTGGAAGAGAGCCAATTAAAACTAAGAGAAAATCTCTACCTCAGGGCCATAGAAACTGCCCGTACAGATTTTTTCTCCTTTGTCAAGTTTATTGCTCCTTCTCTGGTCCAGAACTTCAAGGTGGGTAAGCACATAGGAGTAATCTCCAGAAAGCTCCAGAAAATAATAGACTCTCCTGAACCTCAGAGACTAATGGTTTTTCTCCCTCCTCGCTCCTCCAAGAGTCTTCTCTGCTCCCAGCTCTTCCCCTCCTGGTACATAGGAAACTACCCCTCTCACGAAATAATGAGTATCTCCCACTCTGACCAACTGGCCTCGGACTTTGGTAGAACTGTCAGAGATATTCTCAAGATGCCCCTCTACCAGGAAATATTCCCAGGAGTAAACCTCAGAGAGGATGTCAGAGCAGCGGGTAAGTGGAAGACCAAGCAGCACGGCATCTACTACGCAGCAGGTGTCAGAAGTCAAATAGCTGGAAGGGGTGCTCACATAGCCCTGATAGATGATGCCATGTCAGAAGAGGACGCCTTCTCAGAGGCAGGGCGCAGGTATATCAAGGAATGGTACCCATCTGGTCTCAGAACCCGTTTGATGCCCAACGGTTCTATCATCATCATCAACACCAGGTACCACGAGGATGACCTCTGTGGCTGGCTCCTTTCCAATGAGACAGAAGACACCATACCCTGGGACGTTATCTCTATCCCTGCTTGGCTAGACGAGGAATCAGCCGCTCTCCTGGACCTTCCAGAGGGAACTTCTTACTTCCCAGAGTGGAAGCCTGATAAACTCCTCAGACTGGACGAGGCAGAGATCAGAGCCAACAACGGAGCTAAGTACTGGCAAGCCCTCTATATGCAGAATCCTACTCCTGATGAAGGTTCCACCATCAAGGCCAACTGGTTCAAGAACTGGGAACTGGAAGATCCTCCGGAGTGTGAACTTATCATCCAGACCTATGATACAGCTTTCTCCACCAGGAGCACAGCAGACTACTCTGTGATCCAGACCTGGGGTATTTTTGAATGGCTCACCACAGACTTGGCAGGGAGAGAAACCTTATCACCCAACCTGATCCTCCTGGGAAATCTCAGGGAAAGACTTGAATACCCAGAACTAAGGAGAACTGCCCAAGATCTCTATGACTCTTACTCTCCGGACATCTGTATCATAGAGAAAAAAGCATCAGGGCAGAGCCTGATACAGGATATGCGTAGAGCAGGACTCCCAGTGTTGGATTACCTTCCAGACCGTGATAAAGTGTCTAGAGTACATGCAATTACACCTATACTAGAGTCAGGAAGGGTTTGGATGCCCAGAGGAAGAGATTGGTCAGAGGACCTCTTTGCAGAGGCCATACAGTTTCCCTATGGAAGACACGATGACCAGGTAGATGCCATGGCAATGGCCATACACTACCTGAAAGAATCCTGGCACTTGTCTCACCCAGATGATCCCTCCTACGAAGAAGACGAAGAGAATACCCCCAGAAAAAAGAAAACCTACTGGAACTGGAACTAGAGTATATCACCATGACAATCTCCAGAGCAAACATTCCCAGAGAACTCAAGGGAGGAAGAAAAGTGGCCCAGAAGAAGAAGAAGCAGTCTAAGAAAAACTGGATACAGGGAGCTATTAAGAAACCAGGAGCCTTGAGAAAATCTCTAGGTGTAAAGAAGGGAAAGAAGATACCTGCAAAGAAACTTGCAGCTGCGGCCAAGAAACCAGGGAAACTGGGACAACGTGCCAGACTTGCCCAGACTTTTAAAGAAATGAGAAGTAAAAAGGAAAAAGGAAAGGCTTAAAACTATGGCAGTTGAACGTAATCCTCTTACCATGATGGACCCTGCTCTACAGGAAGAAATGCCCACCAGTAATTTTACTCCCTCAGGAGAAACTCCCTCCATAGAAGCAGATATGATGGAAGAGAGCATCAGTAGCAATGTGGTAAACTTTATGCCCACAGAAGACGGAGGCGTAGAAGTAGAGTTCTCTGAAACTGAGGAAGACATGGTCCTTTCCGGTCCCATGGGATCTCACTATGAAAATCTGGCAGAACATCTTTCAGAGGAAGACCTCACAGAAATAGGACATACTGTCTACGAAGGGTACGAGAATGATAAAGAATCCAGAGAAGAATGGGAACAGATTTTTGAGCGTGGGTTTGATCTCCTGGGTCTTAAACTGGAAGAGACCACAGAACCCTTTGACGGTGCCTGTACAGCAGTTCACCCTCTCCTGATAGAATCAGTTGTCAAGTTCCAGAGTAAAGCTTCTCAGGAACTCTTCCCCTCAGGAGGGCCTGTTAAATCTCAGATCATAGGTTCTTCCACAGTTGAACGTGAGAAGCAAGCACAGAGAGTTCAGCAGTTTATGAACTACCAGTTAACTGTTCAGATGCCCGAATATTTTGAAGAATTTGAACGGCTCCTTTTTCATCTTCCCGTGATGGGATCTGCTTTTAAGAAAATTTACTATGACCAGCTCCTGGAAAGACCTATTTCAGAACTGGTTCCAGTGGATCACTTCTATGTTTCTTATAATGCCAAGGACCTCAGAACAGCGGATAGGTATACCCATGTTATCTACCGCTCTCTCAATGACTATAAGAAAGATGTTGTCTCTGGAATGTACCGTGACATAGACCTGGGAAAACCTTCTGCTCCTGATCTTCCAGAGATTAGTCAGAAGATGGACGAGATAATGGGTATAACTTCCTCTGGTCTAGACCTGGAAGATCCTCAATATGTTCTCCTGGAACAGCACTGTTACCTTGATCTTCCGGAACCCTACTCTGACCCTGATGGAATTGCCCACCCTTACATAGTAACCATAGAAGAGAAGAGCCAGAAGGTTCTTTGTATCAGGAGAAACTATAAAGAGAATGATCTCAAGAAAGAAAAGAAACTTCACTTTATACACTATAAGTATGTTCCTGGTTTTGGTTTTTATGGTCTGGGACTGATTCACTTCCTGGGTAATCTCACCATGACAGCCACCACTGCCATGCGTTCTCTGATAGACGCAGGACAGTTTGCCAACCTTCCAGGAGGATTTAAGGCCAGGGGAGTAAGGCTGGTGGGTGACAATGAACCAATTGCCCCAGGAGAGTTCAAAGAGGTAGAGAGCACAGGGATTGATCTCAACAAAGCCATCATCACTCTCCCTTATAAAGAGCCTTCACAGACCTTGATGGCAATGATGCAGTTTGTCATAGGGGCAGGACAGAAGTTTGCTGATTCCACAGAACAGATAATTGCTGATTCCACCAATGCTGGACCTGTGGGGACCACCATGGCTCTTCTGGAAGCCTCCTCCAAGTTCTTCACCGCCATACACAAGAGACTTCACAAGGCCCAGAAAGATGAATTTGCTGTCCTTTCACAGATAAACTATGATTATCTACCTCCTCAGTACCCTTACGAGGTCATAGGAGGAGATCAAGCTGTCTTTAAACAGGACTTTGACGGAAGAATTGACATCATTCCTGTCTCTGATCCTAACATTCCCTCCTCTGCACACCGTATGGCCCTGGGTCAACTGGCAATTCAGCTTGCATCTCAGACTCCTCCTGGTACTTTTAACATGCCAGCTCTCTACAGAGAGGTTCTGACAGCGGCAAACTTTCCAAACCTGGACGAAATACTCCCTCCGGAGCAAAAACCAGAGCCAAGAGACCCTCTGGCAGATATAATAGCAGCCACACAGGGACAACCCATAGCTGCTTTCCCTGGCCAGAACCACGAGGCTCATATTCAGTTTAAAAGTGCCTTCCTAAAGGACCCTGCCACAGGTGCAAACCCCATGATGAAGCAAATTGTCCCTGTGATCAATGCAAATATCCGAGATCATATGATTATGAAGTACCAAGAGCAGGTTTTAGGGCTAGTGGAAGCCTCTGGAGTGGCAAATGATCCCAAAACCACAGAGATGGTCATGGCC